AGGGACACAGAGACATCAACATATAGTATCCCAAGGTCCCACTCACGACAACATATAGTATCACCCAAGGTTTCCCCATCAGTCCCACCTAAGGTTAAACCGAAGGTTTAGGGTGGCCTATGGTTACTTTGGGTGAACTGAGAGGGTACCGGGGGATAACCAAAAGTTTAAACTGTGAGATGTGCACTCAGAACTTTGTGTAAAATTCTTAAAGGTAACCTCAGGTAGTCCTCAGGTCATTGCATAGACCCGTAGGTAGACCTAGCGAATCACCTAAGGTTAACTTTAAGTATTGACTGTGGAGGGATGGAGTGGTGTATGCTGATAAGCATCACTACGGAATCCCTAGCGCGTCAGGAAGACCCTAATCGCTACAAGTGAGTAGAGAGCACACGAGAGTCTCCAGTCCACTGAGTTGCTGCTGAGTAACCAGTGAAGCCCCAAGGGCACCAGCAAGTACCAGCAGAAATCGCCAAGTAGTCCTATGGCGCAGTAAGGTTAACAATAAGCGCATAGGTCCTCCTTATGTTGGCTCTTAGTGTCTTGTAGTTAGAGGGTGATATTATCATCACTACCCTCTCTCATAGAGGAGACCTGTAGTGCATAACTATATGAATGAAACTTTAAGTAGTCTTATAGTGAGTCTTTAGGGGTCTCTCCCTATAGTGCTACCTAATTCCAAGTAGCTGTTATACATGAAGTTTTCCCAAAGTGGCCTTCCGTGGCCTAATGAATCCTTATGCACAATCCCTGCATAATCACCATGCGATGAACATAGTGTCATCCCCATCGTCTTCCCATCGGATGTCCACACCGTTGCTACTGGTTGCCCGGAACTGCGAGACGTTACTCAGGGGCTTCTCCATGTGGTGCTCCAAGAACTCCTGAAGTACCTCAGCCTCTATCTTCACAGCGTCCTGCTGCATCGTAGAGCGTAGGAACTCGACACCCAATGCTAGTGCATCAAGTCGGTCGTCATGTGCCACAGCGCCCTTCTCACGGCTCATACGGGTCATCTGGTAGAACAGGCTGTACTTCAGAGCGTGCTTACCGTCTGCATCACGTGCCGTCTGGTAGTCCTGTCGGATGACCTCGTCACGGATTACCAAGCGGTGACTTGCCAGTACAGGCTCAAGGGTATCGCAGATACGGACCTCTTTCATACCACGAGCACGAATCTCTTCGAGTTGCGCTGGGTGATGCTTCAGGAGTACAGGCTGGAACACGTTACCGAACATGCCGTCACCGAAGTTGCTCTCGAAGACCACAGTCTGCACCTGCCACTGTTTGGCTTTCTTAGCGAGGAACTCAAGGGACTTCTCTTCGTAACCACGGGTACCACCAGCGTCCATCAGGTAGATGTAACCGTTAAGGGTGTACAGTACGCACCAACCAGTCTCATCCTTACCGCGACCACTCGGGTCAATGACCAGAATCTTACCCTGATACGCACCAGTGTTACTGGAGGCTGTATGGAAGGAGTAAATCTCGTCACCCTTCATTCCCACGTTAGGAAGCTCCTCATTGCGATTCTGACGGTTCGGCAGCCACTGGTAGTGCATTGGGGCCTTATCCATCTGTAGACCGCACACGATAGCGTCACGGAGCCGTAGAGGGTACTTCTCGGCGTCGCTTAGGTTCGGGTTGAGCATGAACTGAAGCGTATAGCCAGCCTTGCCGTACTCCACCTCACGCTCCTGAAGGTCCATAGAGTCGAATCGAACCGGGTCGGTAGGTTGGCTACTGAGGCCCTCTTTGTCCTCATCGTACTCACTACGGAGCATAGGAGCCAGTCGGTCGCCATAGTACAGGTCTTCCTCTTTGGAGCGAGGATACTGCGCAGGCCAGATGATGGTGGAGTACCCACGGTTGTCCTCAAGTTCCTTGTAGAGCGTCATCTCGGTCTGAGGGGTACCCAGATAGATAACACGGCTAGTCGGCAGAGGTTTCAACAGTGCGGCGAACTCCTGAACCAACGTCCAGAGTTTCTCACGGGCACCTTGGGTTGCAGAGTTACCGGGAATCTCCACGTCATCCGCAATGATGATATCAGCACGGCTACCAGTAAGCTGACCCGTAATACCCACAGACTTAACTGACGGGCTGTGGTCCGGCTTGGCAGGGCCTACATCAAAGCTAATCACGGAGTCACGCTGACCGGGGCGTGGCTTAAGCTCACTCAGGAAAGGCAACAAGTCGATGATGTTCTTGATGAAGATGGAGTTGGCGTCCGCACGTTCCTTTGAGGCTGAGACAATCAGTATCTTTAACTGAGGGTCACGCCACAGGGTCCACACTACGAACGCACACGTGATGAACGACTTCCCGATACCACGGAAAGCCTGAAGGATAAACTTCTTGTTCTTTGGGTTTGCCAGACACTTGGCCATGTCGATTTGGCACTTAGTTGGTTCCGGCAGGTTCAGGGCCTTCCAGAGCACGAAGAGAAAGGCGACAAAGTCACCCTTCAGTTGCGCAATGATTAAGGCGTTCTTGGCTTGCTGAGAGTTACTCAATGTTCACCTCCTTTCCGCTGTAGCTTACGAATAGTGTCCTGTAGGGCCTTCTCTTTGAGGTCGGCCTTCTGGGTTATTGCGATAAGACTTCGAGCAGTTGCTTCGTGTAGTTCGACGGAACCATCAACGAGGCATCGACCGTCTGGTCCTGCGGGGACACTGGTAGGTTTGACTCTGACGCGCAGCCGCTTATTGTCGCTACGCAAATCAGCAATAATCCTATCAGTGCTGCCCTCCAGCCCTTCAAGGTCTGCTTGGTACTTAGCCGATACTGCATCAATCGCTTTCTGAGTTTCAGCTCTAGCCGTTTGCTTCTTAACGTACTCATTCTGTACTTCCTCCTTCCATTTAGCGTCCGTAGATTGTGAACCTAAGTGCCACCCGAAGGCAAACACCATGATAGCCACAAGATACGGGACGATTCTCTTTGTGAACTCCAGCATAATGCCTCCCGTTGTTTCTCAGTTTTCACGTAGGAACGCCTAGCGTAGTGCAATGACATCCATAAAGGCACCACATATAGTAGTACCTTGAGTATATCACTGTAGGGTGAACTTATCGTCATCTGTCAGACCATCAGCGCCCACCTTGGAGTTGTAAGCCTCCAAGCCCTCAGCCAGTCCGCCCAAGATGTTAACGTCAGGGGTCAGCTTAGAGATTTGGAACTTATGGCGCTCCAGTAGTTTACCAATGGCGTTGTACAGCTGAGGGGTCCGCTTCTCTGGGTTCTTCAGGTCCATGAGCATCTGCTGAGCCATCTCAGTGTCTAACATTTCGAGGAACTTAATCAGGTCCATATGTTACTCCTTATTAGCTTTCTTCCAGTCAATGATTTTATCGACTACCTTGGCACCAATTTGAACCACTGTGTAGGCGATTGCCGCGACGTAGAACCACTCGTTGAGTGAGAGGCCCCAGAAGAGCCTCGCTACACCATCAGCCCCAGCGACCCCCGCAATAGGAGCCGCCTTGATAACTTCGTTGTTGAAGTCTAGGGATAACATGATACCTCCGTGTTACAAGAAGTTTACGATAACGTCATCAAGGATAACCTCAGCACCATCACGAACACGGAGAGATATCTCAGCGGATACAGCACCTACTGGGGCAACGCCTCGGCAGAACAGGCCACCTTGCTGCCACGCCCCGACAGTGCTCGAGAAGTTAGACGTCGAGCCTGTACCGATAGTGGTACCGTTCTCGGACTTAAAGGTTACTGTCAGGTTTCCCGGTGTTGAGCCGGATGCCGCCTTATTGACCTTGTAGGCCACGAACGATGCGAACTCCTCTCCAGAAGATACTCTGACATTCTGGGTAAGGAACACACTCTTACCATCCAGAGAGGCAACCTTAACCGCCTTACCACCGCTGTTGGTATCGTCCGTGACGATTGTAACCGTCTGTGCTGTGTCCCCACCAACGTTAAGTGCCCATCCAGCCAAGTCCTGCTCGAACCCGTTATTGTAGAATCGGTTAAGTGAGCGGTGGACTGGAATGTTACCAGCCCCAGATTCAATATCGTATGTACACGCTATGGTCTTAACGATACCTTCGCCTTCACAGAATGTTCGCACCTTCTCTGGGTTATTCACATGGAACATATAGAGGTTACCGGGGAACTTGACGGCAATGAAGATTGCGCGAGCTTTCGCCCCAACGAACACAAGCGGTCTGGTCTGTGAGGATGGGCCGTTACACACGAACGTTGATGATTGCAGGATGAATCTAGCCCCAATCCCAGTTACCTCTACGTACCGCATCCAAGTGCTCTTACCGGGGTTCTCGTTGTTACCCATACCGTCGATTAGCAGGGATGCACCATTCCCAGAGATAACCACTGGGGTATTTAACACACTGGTACCAGACATGCCCACACTGAAGTTCGCACTCGCAATGATAAACTTAGCCCCGTTGGAGTCGGAGAACTGTGTGTCCCTGAAGGTTATAGACTCTCCTGAGTCAATCAGTCCAGCTGGCGCGTTGAACACAGAGGTAATTCCGGTGGATATCATGCAGTCCGATACCTTGTAGCGCCAAGACGAGTCGGTGCATTTGATGCAGTTATCGAACTTGTAGACGCTGCACCCACGGATGACACACTGCCCGTTATACTCGGTACCGGTTGTCATCCCACGGTTACCCCAAGTCCATCCGTCAACTCCAGCCTTTAAGCCACCCACAAGTTCGATGGACTCCATGTAGTTGGTCGTGTTTCGATACATAGGTGTCGGATAGGAGCCTGTGGCGTGAATCCACAACGCAGTCGGTCCAGTGAACTCTGAGGCGTCAATCGTAGCGCGGCCTCCTGAAGTGAACAGCGAGAACTTAGCTAGGTTCACCTCAAGCGGAGTTGTACCAGTCAGCGGGTATACCTTACCAGCCGTCAGGCGTACGCCCACAAGTAGCGTATTGGCTATCGTAAAGGAATTGCGCAGCTTCTCCTCAAGGGTGGCACCAGTCTGCATGTCCACGTTTATGAATCCTTGAGAATCCTTAAACACATACAGGTCGTCAATAGCCTCTTGGATAGTGCGCCCATCCCTGAGCACACCAATGGTTGAGCCTTTCGGCTGATTCAGTTTGTCTAACATGCGGTTCTCCTTATGGTTTAACTTTCGCCCTGAAGCGGTAGGATGCGTTGTTGTCCGACTTGGTGGAGACCAGTAGGTTGAAAGTAGACGCATCGTTTGACGTCACCTCCACGGACACTTGATAGGACTGCTGAGGGTCTGCTGAGGTGCTATTCACATCCCCCTCACCCACGGCATTTGACCGACTGTCTACTCGTACGATTGTCGCACGAGCGGCTCCGCCCTCACGGTAAAGCAACACAGTGAGGATTGCACCATTGTGGCCTCCGTTATTGGTATTGCGGATAGTCAGGTGAATATCAAACATGTCGTTATCGTAGGTGTTTACTCCACCACAGGACAGTCCTAATACAGCCGGGCTAACGTTTGCCGGACCAGTCGCTGTCGGCATTGTGCCAATGTACGGCCTGCCTCCTGATATGCGAGCGACCCCCTCGTTAACCGTGTCCTCCCAACCCGGAGAGTTTATCACGCGGATCACCGAAGGACGTGCTGTACCCGAGATTAGCCCAACAGTATAACCTGTGAGTCGGCTGTCGCTAATCTCAAGGCGACCCTCGCTGGTACCCGCCATCCTGAAGAAGTAATCAGGGGAAGGCTCTGTGATGGAACCGCCAGTGTCATCACCGCCCACGGAGCTGTTCACCCCAATCATCTTGAGGGTAGACGACTCGAAGTAGATCTGAGCGCTTGCTGCCCCCGATGCGGCTGTTCTCGCAGAACGCCTAATGTTGACGTTAATCAGTGTCACCGAGGAGTTACTGATACGGAACCCATATCCGAACGCGCGGTCACACAGCTCGTTGATTACCTGAATCGAAGTAGCACCGTAGAAGTTCCAGTTATCACCTTCGTTCCACTCGTTTCGACAGTTAGTGAACGTGTTGGAGTTCGCGCCTGTTTCGAGCATAACACCGTGGGACTTGTTGGCGTTGATGGTACACCCGATGTGGTTCCCATCTATCGTGTTGTAAATCCCAATGTTGTTCTGGTTGAAGTTACAGAACTGGAAGGAGCACCCGATGTATGCGCCCCGGCGGTTACCTACTCGGTCGAAGCGATAAAACCCGCACTTGAAGAACCCTACGGTTATTTTACCACCAGACTGTGACTGAATGGCTGGGGACGTGCGGTCACGGCCATCGAACATTACACCCTCAGCAGCACATGCAGTATTCCACAGAAACATGTTATCTGCACCAGCCACTTTACGAATAATCGTACCGTCTGTACCAAAGGATGCGTCACTTGTCACGTTGTAAGGCTTGTAGGAGTACGTACCAAACAGTTTCACCTTAGCGGGTATTACAACGTCTTTTACGTGATATCTTCCCGGAGGGACAATTATTTGGCGTGTCCCGGTGGCGAATGCCTTTCGGAACGCCTCAGAGTTATCGTTGGTGCCTGTGTAGTTCAGGACAGCTGACCGCTCAGCAAAGGTCATAAAGTCCAGTACGTTAACCCCGGAGCGGAGGTTATCCAACGCCATCTGCACATTCAGCCCGTTGGCGGTACCAATCTGAGAAGCACCAGTGGGTCCTGCGAGAGAGTCGGCCAGCGGTAGCGTAGTCTCGGAGGTAGTGCACACAACTAGGTCCCCGGCAGCAAGCGGTTTCGCCAGCGTGATTGTCTTGGACCCTAAGTCATACTCGTAGTGCCACCCACGATATTGACGACTACCGTTAATCTCGATGTACGGGACCGCAAGGACCGGACCCTCTTTGGTAATCACAAAGGATGTCTCACCACCCACTGCGGACCCTTGGTTGTACACCCAGAGAACGCCGCGAATCGCTGTGGTATCATCTCCCCAGTTCTGTAGGTAATCCTCCATGTCTTTCTGGAGGTCCTTAACTTCACTGAGAATACCGCCAGCCTCACCTAAGGTGGTGTCCAGTTGGTCCTTGTTGACAGCGTCGGTACCGCTCTCACCGGGAGCCAGTCGCACAATCTTACGGTTACGGGCGTCTAGGTTTCCAGCGTCATCCTCCGGCATTGCCAGAAGTGCTGCATCACGTGCTTCTTCGGCGATATGTGCAGATTGTAGCTGTGAGACGTTAAGGTCATTGGCCCGTAATACAGAACCATCACTAAAGTCCACCACTCGCTCTGAAGCAGATGTGAACCGTCGAATCTCTACACGGTCGAAACCAGTGGTTGCTACCAGCAGTTTGACTCTGGTCTTGGATACGTAGCGGTACTCAGTGATGTTACTCAACAGTCTGCGGTTGTCATCTGACACCAGCGATACTCGGACAAACTTACGTGATAGGTAGTCGAACGGGATGTCGAACTCAGTTGACCCTGTGGGGTACTGGATGACTGTTTTAATTTCTTGGTCCATCGTGACCTCCTTTAGTTTAATGGGAAGGGAAACCGTGCTGGTCTCCCTATAGTGCTACCTAATTAGTTGGGTTTAGGCTGCTGTTTGATGGTTACTCCGTTAGCCTCATAGATTTTCATGATGAGCTGTTGGGTCAGCGGGTCGTTAGGCACAAGCTCCTTGGTGGAGTTCATCAGGCCAGTCATGTAGTCTCGCTCAGTCGGCTTATTAGGTGCTGTAGCAACACCGTAGGCGTTCTTGGCGGTCGCAATGACGTTCCCTACGTAACCAAGAGCTGGGACCTGAGACCCCAAGTTACCAGCAAGGTTGCTCGACTCGGCTCGACCTTTGGACGCCCCGTCTTTCTTCTGGAACTGTTCCTCCTTAGGTAAGATGGTGGAGCGCAGCATATTTGCGTCTTGGAACCCAGCGGCACCTGCAATCATCGAGACGATGGACAGCGGGGCACCAGTGTGGGAACTTCGAGTCAACGCCGCGTAGCCTAGCATGGTCGGGTTCAGGGCTTTCTTCAGGTAGTCCTTACGTTGAGACTCTTGGAGACCGTAAGCCTTCACGTGGGCCTGCATCGCAAAGTAAGTCCCGGCGATACCCAGAGACAGGATGTGGGTCAACGCCATGTCGATAGCGCGGTTGTTCTTGTAGCCCTCATAGAAGGACCGGATGAACTTGGCGTTGAGTGACTTGATGGTGAAGTTCTTGAACTGCATAGCCATCTTGACACCAGCACCATACGCCTTGGAGTCCTGCTGGGACACCTTGTGAGGGCGCAGCATGGTCTCATCGGCGACCTTATCGGCAAGACGCCACAGGTCCATCGCTCTCGGGTCCTGACTGAAAGCCTTCTTGTCCTTGATGGTGAACTGACCGTTAGCGTCACGAGTCGCGTGGTCAACAAAGAGTTGCTTGATGCCCTTCCACTGCTCAGGACTAATAGAGGCAGCTTTGAGGAAGTTCTCTTTGCCAAACTTGGAACCCTTACCTCCTAAGGCCGCACCAGCCACATCACCGAGCACACCCTGACGGGCAGTGTCCAGAATGTAGTTGGCTGTACCGTTCAGCATCTTGGTCCAAGGAGAACGAGCTGACAGCTCCTGAGTGCCGAACTTAATGGTACCAATGACTGACGCCATGGCTCCACTGGTATCGGAAGCCTCACGGATTCGCTGTACGATGTCCTCACGCCCCGGACGGATTAACTGGTCGAGTTCCTTACCGAACAGCGCCCCATGGAGTTCACGGAGTTCACTGCCGGACACCGGAGAGGTTTTGGTGGCAAGGTCACGTAACGTTGGGATACCGTGCAACATTGCCTTAACGTTACCCTTAGCCAACATCCCAGCAATCTCTGTGAGGTTCTGCGGACCCATGTAGAAGTTCTTAGCGAAGAACGCTAGGTCATTCAAGGAACGCATGGCTGTCTCAAAGGCTGTATCGTTGTTACGTCTAGCACGACCAGTGAGAATCTTAACGGTGTCCTTCAGTGCTTCCACCTCGCCCTTCAGCTGGCCCTTACGTTCAGCCTTCTTGTCCAACGCCATTATTTCGTCCTTGAGCTGCTTCGTGGTCTTCCCACTGCCACCCATGATGGAGATATCACCGTTAACTCGACGGTCATACGCTGGGATAATCCGTGCCATGTCGAAGTCCCTCAGGTCGTTGACGCTGAAGGTTGACCCGTCCGGTAGGGTAACCGGGAGGTCACTGTCGAACATGTTACGGGCCTCAAGGAACGAGTTGTTCTCAATACCGACCAGACCAGTGATATTCTCATCAATGATGCTGGATGCAGTGAAGTCCTCAGTGTGGCTGATACCATAAGCCTTGTCCATAGCGTGCTTCTGGACCACCTCAGGTGTCACTTGGTCAACCGACTTGTAGCCGTTGAGTTCCATCAGGTACTCGTCTACACGTGCCTTGACCTCGGGCCGCACTCGGTAACTGGTAAGCCAGCTCTGAGCGATTGCCTGCTGGAGTCCCTCAGGTCCGCCCAGCTTCTGCACCATCAGTCCCTTAGCACCCCTGTCGTACACGTTAGGCACGTAGGTACCCTTGTGTCGGCTACCGGGGAAGATGCTCACTGCGTTAGCGTTACCAAAGATACCCGGCTGTTCCATCAGTTCACGCTTGGTGTCGAAGTGCTCTTTCAGCAGGTCCATCACCTCACGTTCACCTTTGGTCAAATCGGCCTGTAACTCTGGGCGCTCAATCGCCAAGGCAGCACGCTTGTAGACTTCCTGACGGATGGCTCTGCGTGACATCTTCTGCTCGCCCACGGAGAACTCTGGGTCCTTCATGGCACGGTCAACAGCGTCATACAGTTGGTTATACATCCGTTGGTCAGTTGCATGGAGCCGCTCATGGATGTCAGAAGCTGTAGCCCCGAACTTACCGCTAGACCCTGATTGCATCCCTGTAGGAGAACGAACGAGGTCCTGAGCGATTGCACGAACGCCAGCATCCTTGGACCCTAAGGTCTTCAGGCCAATCTCAGTGAACCCACCGAGTTTGATACCGGGAGCTGCACGCTCTGGGTCAATCTCTGCGAAGTCACGTTGAGTCCTTGGGTTAAGCGGGTTGGTATCGCTCAGGATGGAACCATTGGCCAGAACCACTGCGCCCTCTTCGGTCGGGTGGTCGGCAAACGGAACACCTCTGTGGTCCTGCTCGAACGAGAAGTTCTCTGGGGGTAGTGTCGAGGTGTCGTGGCCACCAGTGTTGATGGCAGTCTCCCGCGCTTCCATACGGAGTGCTGGACCAGCAAACTCATTCACGGACTCGACGCCACGTGCCTTACGGATACCAGCTGCCACAGCGTCACTGAGAGCCGACATGCCAGCACCGAACAGTAACCCTCCAAGTGCCGCATCAGCGTAGTGAGCTTCGCCACCAGCTACTGACGTACGGATTCCCTCAGAGGCAACACTGAGTGCCCCAGCCTGTGCACCTACTCGCAGGGCCTTATTGACCACCTTGAGTCCCTTCCCGGCCACACCGACCAGAGGTACATAACTGAGTGGGTCTACACCAGCACCAACGATACCAGCAGCGAGTTTCGCCCCAGTACCAGCCTCAGCGGCCCGTTGGTCGGCCTCAAAGTTATCCTTGGCCAGCTTGATGAGTGCATCCCAGTTCTCGCCGTCACCACCAGTCACCACACCGTAGTAACTCGGAGGTAACCCGGAGTCTCGCAGCTTCTGTAAGTCCTCCTTAGACGGGACATAAGAGTTCCAGCGAGTTGGGGTCATCGTGTCCTTGAACACATCATACCCATCGTCGGCACGCGCAGCACGGAAGGCAACACCTAATGTGGAGTTCTGAATCTGAGCTTCAGCAGCACCCCCGAACCCGAAGAAGGTTGACCGAGCGTTATACTCGTCGAGAGTCGTCCCGGTCTTCTCCCAGAAGTCCTTAGCGTATGGCGTGTTGGGCGCTTCCTGAGCTGCACCTTCAACGTCGAACCCATGGGACTCCGGCAGTTCGGTACCTACCTTGCCAGCCTTGGAGATGCCCTTGAAGGCATCCTCTGCGGGAATCCCTTTACCCTTTGGGGTGATACCACCGAACGCTTCCAGTGCTCCTGAGTTCGGACTCTTGGCCACATCCAGCAGCTTGCGCATGTAGTTACGGCCTTCCTCCGAGATGGACCCGAAGTCGCCCTTGTCGTACGCTTGGAGCTGAGGGGCACCCGATGGGCCTTCCCCTTGGTTGTACGCTAGGGCTGCTTTCAGCTCATCCCCATTGTACTTCTTAACGAGGCTCGCAAGCAGCTTAGCGCCAGCGTCAATGGCTAACTCTGGGTTGTAGCGCCCATCGTCGTCACCGTCGGTCACGTTAAGTCCCATCGCTCGGGCCGTGTTGCGGGTGAACTGCATGATGCCCTTAGGGCCAGTCTTAGAGACGGCCTTAGGGTTGAAAGATGATTCGTTAAACGATAACTTACGCAGGAGGTCATAGGAGACCCCATGAGAGTCTGCTGCCTTCTGGAAGATGCCATCGTAATCGCTAGGTTTGGACTTGTCGTAGCTCATGTTGTCTCCTTAATGGTTATTGGTCACCACCTCCATAGATGAACTTCGGAGTGGCTTTACGTTTCGCACGGACACGCTCACCAGCGGCCTTACGGGCCTGAGTGGCTGCGGCGATAGGTGCACGTTTGGTTGCTTCCTTCAGTGCCTTCTCTTCGGCTTCCTTGGCCAGTCGCTGCTGCTGTTCCTGATAGGTTCGAGTCAGTAGCTCCTTGTCGTAGCGGATTCGTACGGTACCAGTGGTGTCCATCATGTAGATAGAGTCACCCTGCTGGTACATCGTCAGCTGCTTGTTGGTCACCCAAGGGTTAGCCGCGATGATTCCCTTACGGGCTTCTTCGAGGATGTCTCGGCCCTGCTCCCAGCTCTTAGGGTCATCACTGACCTGTAAGATGTTCTTAGGGATAATACCAATGGTATCGCCATCCACGTCGTCACCTTTGAAAGTCACAGTGGATTCCTTGAGAAACTTATCGACCTGCTGCATCGCCATGTCGCTGTTGCCTGTACGGTACTTGACGCTGTCGTAAATCTTACGGGCCATGCCGTCCAGACTAGCCGGGATGCGGGACAGCTCGGGAGACTCTGAGTTGTTCTTCAGGGACGCCCACGCCTTATCATCCTCGTACTGCATCTCCTTGGTGAGGCTGCGGCGAGAACGGTCAGCGTCGATGAGAATCTGCGGGTCAATGCCCTGCTTATCCATCATGTCCATCGTCAGGAACAAGTCAGCCTTGTCCGGGTACAGCGCAGCGAAGAGGTCCGGGTCGGTGTTACGCATGGTGCGCAGCTTGTTCAACGCTGTGGTGTCCTCCGGTAACTTACCGTTAATCACAGCGGCAGACCACTCAGACCCGGCGTCGGTTACCAGCTGGCCCACAACGGTACGGAAGGCTCCGCCCTCTGAGTCTGCCCGGAGGTAGCTCAGCTTCATGCGGTCCTTCTGTTGCTCCGTGAGCTGCATCTGGTCAATCTCAGCCAGCTTGCCGTTGGCATAGTTCACCATGTCACTGTGAGTGAACTCACCAGTGTTCTCGTTGGTCGGCATGTCCTTGTAGCTGGTGGACACATACTGACCGTTGATACGCTTGGTGAACTGCTGGTCGATTACCTGATTCTTGTTGATGGTCTTCTGACGCTTATCCATCTCCTTGGCTTTCGCTTGGGCCTCCTGACGGAAACGGTTCTGCATCTGCTCCTCAGCCTGAATCAAACGCTCACGCTCTGGGGTCATCTGATCACCGGGTTGAAGGCGGTCAAGGTCTGCTTTAATCCCCTGAATCATCTCCCAGCCCTTACTGGTGTCGTCTTGGTTCAACGCGCTGGTAATCCCGAGGCGGAAACCTTCGGACAACTTAGCGTCATTGTCGAACTGAGTCGACTGGGCCTTGACCATCAGGGCGTTCCACTGCTCCTCTCCCATCAGCTCCTTATAGGTCGAGGTCTTCCCGTTGAGGGTCACCGGACGGTCTGCAAGGCTCTGAAGGAAGTTGGTAGCACCCGGACGCTGAATGACGTCATTAAGGGACCCGATGATGACCTGCTGGGCCTGAGCGTCGCTAGGGATACTACCAGTCTTAAGCGCATTGTCGATGTAGCGCTGGAAGAACTCACCGGACTCTGGACGAGCCAGAACGGCTGGGTCTTTGAGTACGCCTGACAGCTCAACCTTCGAGGCCAGTATGGCACCCTTCTGTGCTTGCTCACTAAGGAACGTATCGTGCTTACCGTACAGCGAGATGTTGCGCTCAGTGATGTTCGCGTTGAACCCTCTCTGGAACTCAGCGTCCTCAGGGTTAATCATGAACTGTTCAGCAAACTCATTGGCACCTTCGGTCAACCGTTTGTGGCGATACTCTTCCATCTCAGCACGAGTTCGGAACTCACCGTTCTGGACACGCTGTGCCACTTCGTCGTCAATGAGGAACGCAGCGTTACGGCCAGTCTTGAACCGTAGGGCCTCCATAGCGTACGGGTCGTCCTGATACAGCAGGGTCCCGTTCTTGATTGCCTCGCGGCGCTGCTCTGGGGTCAGCTTACGGATAATCTCATCGGACCGCTCATCGGCCTTGTCCCGTTGACGCTTGTCGTAGGCATCCGCTGCCTCACCCATAGCAGTACCAAACTTCGCCAATGACTGCACGAGGTTTGACTGTCGGAACCCTTCCTGTTGGATGGTCACTGGGCGATACTGCATGGACGCTGAGCCACCACGGATACGGGTAGACCCGGCCTGTGGCAGTTGGCTTAATGCTTGTTCTAATTTACTGGCCATTATTTACCTCCTACCTTAGTACCTTGGGCCTGACTGATTGGTGCCTTGGTTCCCTTGCTGTCGAACGCACCAGAAGCATACGCGGATGCACCCTGTGAGGTCATCAGCGCCAGCGGGTCTAGTACCTGCTCCAGCTTAGACTTACCTTTGCCCTCAGCCTTCTGCATGGACTTAACTTGGTCAATAGTCGACTCAGAGTTACCCAGCTGCTGAGCGAACAGCGACGCATAGTCTCGACGGTAGTTATCGGTGACCGCGTTGGCCTCCCGAATGAACTTGCCCTCCTCGATTCGACTGATACGGTCCATACTGGCTCCCTCAAGGTTTCCCTCTCCGATTGCTGCACGGATTGTACCCATGGCCTGAACCTTATCGAGATTCTTAGCGGTCAGGTCCGCACTGGCTTCTTCCAGCTTCTGCTTCTGCTCAAGGCTGGCGTTAGCGTTCTGAATGTTTGACTCTTTAATCATCTGGGCAGACTGTCGGCGCATCTGGTCATTCTGAAGGCCAATCATCTTGGCTTCACTGCGCGACTGACCGATGGCCTGTACTGCCGTCATTGCGATAGGAATTGCAGCTACCCAACACATAGTTACCTCCTCGTTATGGTGAACAGTTGGAACTTCCCACCCTGAGTGTACTCCTCATGGAATACAGCACCGATGGACTTAAGGAACCGCTTGTGGGGACCGTTACCGACCCACACGAAGTTCCACAGGGATGGATAAACATTTAACAACATGTCCCTGTACTCCATGATTCTCTCACGGAACTCCAGCTTGCCAGCCCTGTCGAGTCTCCACACTTGGTCGCTCGTGACGAACCAGCACTGGTCCCCACAGTGTCCACCTATAGCCAAAGGAAAACCATCGTGGTCTAACGTGACACACTCAGTAACCGCTGGGAACGATGGTTCTATACCCATGGCCTGCGCCTCAAGTACGTCATGGTAGGCCGGGATGAATAACTCGAAGTCATTACTTACAGTGTTTCTTATATACATGCTTTAAGTCCCCCCTTAGTGTGGTCTCCCTATAGTGCTACCTAATTGCGCAACACCACAGGGAGACGTTCAGTTAAATACCGTTAGCTCGTCTCATGTAGTTACCCTCCCAGCCGCACCCAATGATTGACACTGGGGAAGCGTTGAAGGAACTCAAGGACACCTTCTGATACAGTGCGTTACCTGTCACTGGGAAACGATACTGACCAGTGGTCGTGGCCTTCTGGCCCAGACGTAGACCAGTAGAACCCACTCGGGCGTTGACAAGATAGTTGAACTCCCGGCTACCGTTATCGACGCACACAGTGAACGCACCAGTGTCCTTATAGTTCACCCACGCTCTACGCAGCTGTAGGCGACCAGAGTCCTCAGTGGACGTTGTGCCGTCGTTCTGCTCCTGCTTGATGAGGAACCGACTGAACACATACTGGAAGTCATACAGGAACCCGATGACAATGTCCTTACCTGAGATGTCACCGCTAATGCGGATGTCCGGGGTTGAATCCCAAGAGTCGCCCATAGGCTCGTACTCGGTGATTTTACCGTCACTCTCGCAGATTGCCACCGTACCCTTGGAGAACGATGCACCGTAGATGTCCTTGACGTTCACTACCGTCTGGTTCGTCTCAATGTCATACGCAGTCTCTGAGATGTGGTATGACCGCTTGGCGTCCACGTGGAATCGGTAAGGCTCGAACGGAAAGTCCGTAGAGTTCTTCTTAAAGTCCACCGCAGCTATCCACACGTTGTAGGCATTCCGCATCAGCATGTACATCGTCGAGTTGATACAGTTTGCGGCCATAACCTCAACACCATCCCCGAAGTCCCAGTGCGACCATGACTGCTGCCGGATGTTCTCATCCATGTAGAGGAACTTGTAGATGAACACCTTGCTGGGAGCGCCCTTGGTCAGTACACACGCGAAGTTCTCCGTACCAGACCCGTTGATGCTATACACACCGTTCGGTATGTAGTTCGGTACGTGAGCCGTCATGTCCTCTGCGTTCTTCACAGAGCTTACATCCTGTACCGCGTAGTAGCGCATGATGGACGTAAAGGAGCTGCGAGGAGACGCATAGTAGATATTCCTGCCGATACCGTAAGGACGAGCGCGGTCTGACACGTCGAACTGGGTGGTCAGGTCCAGCTGTGCGGTCTTAGCGGATAACACCCCGTTGGCCGACAGGACGAACTGTGCCTCATCAGACCACAGCAGAAGCTCCTCAGCGAAGCTCACAGCGTACTTCAGGACAGACACTCGGTTATGACTCACGGCAACATCCAGTGGGTCATCGTCCGTGTAGTTGGCTACTGACGGCGGGTAGAACTCGAAGTATTTACTGGTACGGGACATCACAATGTTCTCCCCAGAGATGAACCCTAAGCGGTTCCTGAAGAAGAACACGTCAGTTATCGTTGAGTTCACAAATGACGGTTGAGGGTTGGTATCCTCGTCACCCGCACGTCGGTCCTTCCAATCGTGATACCCGAGGTCGAAGTTACCGTCAGCTGCGCGAACCAGTGTCCAAGGCATAGTGGTGTAATCCAGCCCTATCGAGATGTTCCATCCAACAGTTTCCTTCCAGACCTTCTGACTCTTGTCGTACTTAACGTAATACTGGTCGGCGGTCTTTGACGTATCTCCGACAATCTTCACCATGTACCCATCTGGCGCGTTCAGAGGCAACTTAGAGAAGCTCTGGACGTAATGGGTGACCGGATTGATTAGCTGGTCCGCATACCCATCCTTTGTCTCGAATATGTCAAGTGTGGTGTCTGCCGGAGCTATGCAATGAATGAACCCTGTTCCCACGTTGAACGTCCACGTAGGGTGTGCCGTTCTGAGAAGAGTCGCTAGGGCCTCAGCGATAGCCTGTGCGTCTACCTTTGGTGGGTCCTCCTTAGCGTTGTCACCCGGAGGCAGCTGGTGGCTAACCCACACGCCGTTAATGTTCACTTCGAGCTTTCGCCCGTACTGACCACCGCGAACGTTAATGATGGCATCCACGTTATCCCTGAAGGTACCACCGTTGGTCAAGTTCTGACTCTCACGGACCTGTCTGGTACGGTTCACGATGAATGTGTAGTCGGCCACAGTGACCATCCGCAAGTTATCCTTAGGGTTATTGACGGTCACGTAAGAGCGGTCGCCACGGACCTGATACTCATAGCCGGACAGGTCGAATACCCGAACGTCGTTCCCTGTGAACACGGCGTAATACTGCTCGTATTCGTCACGGTTTATGAGGTGGATGTAAGGGTCTTCCCCAAGATACCCACGGCCTCCCAAGGACTTGATGAACACCATGGGCGGTCGCTTCTGGAGACCCTCAGTCTCGGAGGACCAACCGTTGACCTGAAGCGAACCCTGTTCTGGGTACCGTAGGATTTCAGGCTGTTGGCTAATGCCTCCCTTGAGGTTCTTGATTGATTGTGATACGAGAGCCATTTGGTCCTCCTTAAGTTTCTGATTAACGACCGATGAGACCCTGAACGTATGCGTCACCGTCAAGCATGTTGTACTGACCGAAGTCCATCTCGTACTCGTTGCAGGCCATCCGCGCTTCCATCTCCTCCTGCGCCAGAGAGTTCTCTACGTCCTCCGCTCCGAAGAACCGAGAGTTGAACTGGCGGCTGGCCTTGGTGACAATCCACTGGCGGAAACATTCAGGCATCTCGTCGTAATCCTGAAGGGTAATCAAGGTCACGGTGATTGGTCCTGAGAAGGTGTCAGTGTCGGTTGACTTATCGTACACCCAGCCTCCACGGTTAACGTACTGACCGCCGAGGATTGACAGGTATGCCGGACGGAACGGGATAAGCCCTGTGTTGGTGTCCGGGGTCAATGTTGCTGACTCGTTGATGTTGAATGCCCAACCTTTAGACTGAATCTGGCGGTTAATCCTGTTGAGGATACGACGAGCGTTCGCCACGTCTGCACTACCATCTTCGTCAAGGGTTGTCACCGGGGATTCACCGATAGCTGCGAGCATCTCGTTGACAGCATCCAGCTCAGCGGCAGACCCAAAGTAAGCATCTTGCATGTTCATAATGTAAGCTCCTAACGAAAAAACCCCTCAGAGACCGTGAGTGGTCCCCAAGGGGTTTGGCTTAGTTTTAATTAGTCACGACCAGCTTAAAGGACTTCCTTTCAGACCCGTCGAAGCTGACAGTCACTAGAGTTTCGCCCACAGCGATTCCTTTGAAGTACAGCGTGTTGGTCCGTCGAGTGTGGCTGGCAATCCCAGAAGTACCATAAGTTACCTCAAGTGTTGACCAGTCCGTTACTCCATCCAGCCCATCAAGTGTCACCTTAAGCGAATCACCACCAATAGCGACAGTCTGTACCTCATACTCAGACGGAGTTACCGTCCGAGCACTAAAGGTATTTACGCTTAGGCTGCTGTGAAAACCAGCGCACCAGCAGATTCTGGACGCAGACCACCGTGACCCATCGCGTACTTAGCGATAATCTGGTCAGCCTGATACTCAGCGCGGCGAGCACGCTCCAGAGCCAGATCTTTCAGCTTGACGGTACCAACAGCGGAACGGTGCTGGAACAGGCCCACAACGTTCTCTTTGTTGACTTTACCACCAGTTGCCGGGAAGGCGTGCTTCTGGTTGGTCGCTTCTGCACCTTCGTCCGGGCGGTCATCACCAGCACCACCAGCGGTCAGGTGCGGAACCTCTACGACTTCGAAGCCCATGACGTTACGGATAGAACCACGCTCAGGGTCAATCAGAGCCGCATAGTTCGCAGCGTTAGGCATCAGAGCCGCCAGAATCGCAGAGTACACGTCCGGGGTGGTGTAGAACGTACGGTCGTTCGCCGGGACGTAGTTCTTGGTCAGAGCCGCACGAGCAATGGTCAGCTGTGCGATAACCGCTTGGCCCAGCTTGACCGGGTCGGTCAGGTCAGCCTTAGCGCCAACTTCCAGCAGGGACGGTTTGCCCAGACCAGCGATGTTCTCGTTGACGGAATCAGCGAGGTTAACCAGACCAGCCAGCTCAGCCAGTACCGCACCATCAGCTGCCATCGCCAGAGATTCACCAATCTGAGAGGTGTACTCGGAGCGCACGTCATAGTGGTTCATCGCGTCTTCGATGTCGTAAATCAGCACGTCAGCGGTCAGCAGGCCATCAATGTTAATGGTCTTCTCGGTGTGCTTGATGTCTTTGCGTTTGTCGTCCAGAGACTCGCCCGGTTGCAGGTAAGCAGCCTTGGTGCGGCCAATCACAGGGAACTGTGCGGACTTACCGGAGCTGATTTGACGCTGCATGTGACGGTTGGTGGTCACAGAGGTACGAGCGAAAGCGGTCAGGACTTCACCGCCGAATACTTTCAGGAATAGCGCCAGCTTGTCTGCTGCGGATTGACCTTTACCTTGGTTAGTACCGAGCTGCTGTCCACCTTGCATGTTAGCCATGTTGAATCTCCTTATGTTGTTTACGAATAGAATTAGTCATTACGCTGACCAAACGGGCCTATCGTTGCCAAGCTCTTTGGGTGATTCTCCGCGCCTATCATAAGGTCTTGCCCTAAGGTCGCGTCAGTTACTACTTGAAACGAGGTGATACTCATTGTGTAACTCGAAGGGCACTCTACAGCCCAGCCACGGCAGCCCGATGCCCAATCAGTGTTAACTTAACTGGTGACCGCCAAACTGTAGATTCCATCTCTCCCTATAGTGCTACCTAATTAAAACTTAGAGTCGATGACCTTCTGTTCCACTTCACGACGGTACTTAGAGTCGGTGCGGTAACGTGGGTCTGACATCGCTTTAATCATCTCAGCCTGAGACTCGAAGCCTTCAGCTTTACGGGCCACAGGTTTCGCTGGGGTTGCACGCTTGGCAATAGAGCGCTCAGCTTTCTTACCAAAGGTTTTATCACGAGACTGTCCAGCTAGGTTCAGAATCGTCTTCATGGTGGCTACGTCACGAGATTCAAAAGCCTTGATGAGCGCCTCAGCACCCTCAGGGTTATTGGTCTTCATGTGACCGTAGACCTGCTGGAAGCGCTCGCGGCCACCCACGAAGTCCATCACTTTCTCGACGTACTGGTTGACCAGAGCTTCCTGACCACGAATGTACGCATCGACGAATGCCTTACTGTAGCCAGCCTCGGCCAACTCTCGGTAGGACTCATCGGACAAACTGTCTTCGTTCTGGTACTCCTGCTGAATACGGGTCACAGCATCCTGTGAGAGACCGCGTTCGATTGCAGTGGCAACCATGTCGTTAAAGCCAGCTTCGTGTTCTTCCAGCTGCTGAGAGGCTTCGTTGATGTCAGCCGGAGTTTCACCAATCGGTTTGAACTCTTCAGGTTCACCATCGTCGGTTACTTCCTCCGTCTGACTCTCTTCGTCGCCCTGCTGTTCTTCTTCAGAACCCTCTTCACCTTCGGTAGACTCTTCGTCGGAACCGTCAGCGGAGATTCGGACCTGCATACGGCCCTCTTCATGTTCACCGAACGGGTCCACATCGGAGCCATACGGGTCATCACTGTTGGTGTTCAGCTCGATTGCATCATCGCCGTCACGGGCAGCAACATCAAGAGCCAACATGTTTTCTTGGTGCTCCTCAGGTGTACTACCAGTCAGCACAGCACTGTTGACACCGAAGGATGCGTATACGTCTGCGTTAGATTCGCCAGCCATTTCAATCTCCTTAAAGTTAAGACTAAGAGGGAAACACGAAGGACTCGAACCTTCTGACCAGACCTCATTCAATCTGGATGCGTCTCCCTATAGTGCTACCTAATTACATGCCCGGTTGCATACCGACTGAATCAGCCGCTGCGGCCATCGCTTCAGGACTTGCAGTAGCCTGTGCGGCCATCCCCTGACCCAACGCTGCGGCACCCTGCTGTGTAGCAATCTGGGCACCCTGCTGTGCCATAAGGGCGTTCTTCTGCTCCTGAGTGAGAAGCATACCAGCGGTGTCGAGTCCGATAGCGTTAGCGATGCGTAACTTGAGGTTAGCCAAGTTGAGGTCATCATCGCCTTCGAGAGCCTTAAGGGCAGACCATGCGTTAATGCACCGCTCCAGCTTGTCAAGGTCCTGCCCACGCCCAATAGCCTCAAGGCCAGTGCTGATAGTTGGCTCGACGGCCTCTTTAGGTAACTCCGGGATTTGCTGCGTGGCTTGTAGTTGCTTCAAGAGCACTCTTACCAGAGGCAGCTGGAGTTCCTGCGAGAGAATCGAGTAGACACCGCCAAGGGTATCTTCCAGCTCTGACGCCACGTACCGAATCTCTTCGGCTGTGACTCGCTCGCCTGTACGTTGTACCGCACTGTTGAGCATAAAGGCATACGAGAGGCGAGCCTCAATGGTGTCGCTAACGTTCTTCGCTACGGTAAAGTCACCGGACTTCTCCAGCTGGAGGAACTCAATGTCCTGCTTACGGCCCGGTACGAACGCACCAGACTGTGCTGCCGTGAGTCGTCTGACCTGAGTGATGCCTGCTGGGTCTACCAGACCGATAACCTTAGCGGTAATCATGGCCATCTTAACGATAGACTCTTGGAGGTTCTCTAGGGACTTGAGGTCTCCCAGATATTCTTCCACGTAGGAACGACCGTAGGATTCACCGTCGATGCGGACCATGCGGACCGGAATGTACGGACACTCTTCGAGTGGGTACTCGGCTTCGCTACCCGGAACCACCTCTTCGGCGACCTCTTCGTACTTAGAGTAACCATCCCCGGCTTCGTTCAGATACACGTGGGTGTAGATGTCAATCTCAGCGTCTTCCTTCTGCTCACCTTGGGCTGCTTCCACTTGGCTGCGGACATCCTCAGGGAGAGCGTTAAACGCAATCTTGTCTAGGGTGACAATCTGGAGTACGTTACCGAAAGCGTCTCGCTGTACCACATACGAGTTCAGTCGATAGAGCTTCATCGGGGTATAACCCTCAGGCTCCGGTAAGTACAGCAGCGCGTTACCAGCCACACACAGTTGCTTCAAGCACTCAAAGAGAGTCACTCGGTAACTGTTGGACTCGATGTAGTTCATGATGATGCGCTCTACCATTGAGAGGCCCTCATCGACCTTAGCGAGACCCTCAGCGTCACCCAGTAGGTTCTTCGCTTCGTATTCACTAATGGTCAACTTCATCCATGACTGCATCGGGAACAGGGCCAGCATCAGCTTGGACGCTAGGTTGTTCAGGCCACGTGCACCTACGGATTGCCACGGAGTCGTGTAATCGGTTGATGCGTTATCGGAGTCCTTAGGGAACAGTGAGGGAATCGTGTACTGCGCACAGGACTCTGCTCGTGTCTCATAGGGCTGTCGGTCGTTCTTCAGACGGTCGTATACCGCCTTGGCTCCCTCCTCTGCGAAGCCTTCGAGTTTAACTTCTGCCATTTGTTAGCCCTCCCCGTAACCAATCATAAGTTAATCCCACCGCCTGAGCTGCGGGAAACTGAGAGGGACTTCTTACCGGAGGCACGAGTTTTCTTCTTACCAGACTCAGTGTCTGCCGAAGACTCAACGTCCTCCACGACCTCTTTCGGTGCTTCCTGAGGTGCGGCCACAGGTGTCTCAGCGGCTGTTTGCACGTTTGGTGCATCTGCTGCCAGCCCCACGGCCTTGAGTGGTGCCTTGACTACCTTGGAGATAGCCTTCTTGATTTTCTTGAACAGTCCCATGTTAGCCTCCTAAAGCTGACTTACGGATTTTACTGACGGACCCTGTAGGTTCGGTCGTCTTGGCCACCTTGAGTGACTTACGACCTGACACCTCAGGAGTTGTGCTGTTTGAGTCTTCGTCGCCACCGTACTGGATACCCTTAGGTTCCTCAGTGAGCGGAGCTGGCTCAGGGACGGTCGTCGTGTCAACCTTAGGTGCTTTCATCTTAGGCGAGAAACACATAATCAATCTCCTTCTTTGAGTGCACGCTGACGTCCCTCCATCTCGTCAAGGACACGTGAAGCCATGTAGTGACCATACAGTACACCGGAGATGAACTCCTCACTGTGGCCGCGTTCCTGTAGCCTACGGACCTCTCTCTGATATAGGTAGTCAGAATTGAAGCGAGACTGTAGGTACTCCTTAACAGCTCGCGGTACGTCAGGAAGGTCATTAGGATTGTTAAGGATGTGCTCTATAGGTTTTAACATTTGAGTCTCCTCTTTAAGTAATCTTTAAGTAATAATCATAATGGGCACTTCCCTATAGTGCTACCTAATTAGTGCCCATGAGTTTATCACTCTGCTTTGTGCTCGACTATCTGCTTGATAATCAAGGCCAACATCCAGAGACCGCGAGCGATTAAGCCCATGGTCAGGACGATAAGAATCAGCTGCCCGGTTGCCATAGAGTAATCTCCCCAGTCTCGATGTTGTACTCATCAGAACGTAGGATGCGAGCCATCTGGCCCTGCTTGATTACTTCCGCTTCGGTCATCCCTGCTTTGGCACCAATGGACTTAATGCAGTCCCAGAGCGTCTCCCCCGGCTCAGGAGCGCGTTTCACCCACTTGGTTACCTCTTGGCCCTTGTTCTTACCGGACTTCAGGACGGACGTTACAGGCTCCACAATGAATGGTTCCTTGAGGAAGTCCTCAGCGGTATCGCCCCATCCGGGAATCCCGCCGTAACCATCAGTGATGTCACCCTTGATAGTCTGGAAGAGGTGCCAGTAGTCGGCTGTCTCCTGAGTCTGCACGAGGATGTTACCAGTGGTACACCACAGGAAGTCGCAATCCGGGATGGTCTTAAAGTCCTTGTCACAGGAGACCAGTACGGCCTTCTCGTAGTGATACGGGAGCGGATTAGACCCGATGATACCCATCACGTCATCGCCTTCGAGTTGAGGCTCAAGGACGCACGTGTAGGTCTCAAAGACGTACTCAAGGAACTCGAAGTAGCCTACAGGTTTCTTAACGACTGCGCGGTTCTCTTTGTACGTTGGGTCCACCAGCAGCTTGCGCCAGTTGACACGGTCGGTGAACGCTAGGACAACGTCTGCATTCTTCCACGCCTTCTTGCGGCCCTTGTAGGACTCGATGGAGTTCTCCAGAATCTCTCGGGCCTTAGCGTGGTCACAGCAGCGGTGCCAAATCTCCTCCTCCCACGAGGCATCGAACTCAGCGGCGCTCATGGCTTGGAACACCAGCCAGTCACCATCCATCACTAGGACACCCTTGGCAATCTTCTGGGTTGCCCGGTAGTCGCTGAAGGATAACAATGTGTGCTTACTCACAGGCAACCTCCATGTGTCTTAAGGAATTTCACTCCGGCACTGGTAATTTCCCAAGCACCACCATTACGACCACTCATGGTCAGACACGAAATGTGACCACGGCTCGCAGCCTCAGCGACTAACGCAGCGTTGTTCCGTACGTAGTTCGACTGGAAGGACTTAGGGCAGCCCTTGAGGGCCGCCAGAACTTTGAGGTACTCACTCACTTGGTTACCCTCACGATAGCCGGAGAGAAGCGCATAAGTTTCTTCTCGTTAAACGAAAGGTCGTCGTGTGCCTCTTTGACCATTGAGCGCAGACCGTGTCGGATGCAGTATGCTGCTGCTTCGTCTGGTCCACCACTGAGCGCTGCCTCAAGGAAGCCCAGTTTGAAGTTGTCCACCTTCTCGCCATTGGCAACCATACGTGCAACACGTAGAACGGTCTCGCCGAGGTTCTTCTCGGACTCACTATCGATAATGCTGGTCACCTCGAAAGTAACCTTGAAACGCTTGGTAATAGCCATGGTAAATCTCCTGTATTATTAGTGACATACGGCCCAGTTAGGACCCATCTTACCTTCTGTATCCAGACGGCAACGGAACTTAAAGTGTTCCCCAACGTTGCGCATAGCTTGTTGCGCAGTGTCGATAACCTGCTGTGCAATCTCAGGTGTCCGGCAGGCCACTTGGATTTCATCGTGGACCCACGCCATGTACGCAAAGTCCCCATCCCAGCCATGCTTTAAGCCTGCTTTGAGAAGTAACTCTTCAGTCTCGACAATCCACAGCTTACAAATGAGCGCACCCGCTGACTGAAGCAACGTGTTGAGCGCGGCATGTGGTGACCGAACGTGTACCTTTCTTCCATCCAGTCCCTTAATCCAACGTCGTTTCCACTTGACTTTCTGCTCTCCGGCGACCCATCGGGATGACTCGACGAGGGTCTGCTGGATTCCTTCGCGTAGGGCTGCGATTGCTGGGGTGTTCTCAAGGAATTTCTTCTTGAGTTCCTTTCCGCGCTCTTTACCTGCTCCCACAATCTGTCCAATCTTTTCGTCTCCAGCACCATAGAGGAAACCGTAGATGAAGGTCTTGGCGTTATCACGTGTTGGTAGTTCAGCCGCCTCTTGGTTGACTGTGTGGATATCACCGTTGAGAATGACATCCGCATATGCCCCGTCGTCGTACTTAGACATGAAGTGTGCCAGACAACGCAATTCGAGCCCGCTGGCGTCGATACCTGCTTGAATCCAAGGCTTTCCGGTAAGTCCGTCCAAGTGATGCTCAGCGCCGAACGCTGCTCGACAAGGCTCACCATACGGCGAACGAACGCCCGGAACTTGACCAAGGTTAGGGAAGCTATGCGTTGCTCGCCCTGTAACTGCACCATTAGGGTTAACACTTCCATGGATTTTACCATCCTCTTGAACGTAACGTAGCCACGCCTTGTCACCCTCAGCCGCCTGACCGATACGCTTCTGTATCATCAGGTACTCTTTGATGAGGTCGATACAGCGCTGCTTCTCAGGGTCGTCCACACGCACATGCTCAAGGACCTCATCGTCTACCTTAGGTGCACCCTTTTCGGTGAACTCTGTTGGTACCCATCCGGCTTCCTTCAGCTTGAGCGCAATGTGGTCTCGGCTACTTGGGTTGAACACAACGTGCTCTACTGGTGTATACGGAGCGCCCTCTACGTAATCCCTAGTGTCCAGCTCGCAGGGTTCACGGCCCTCACGCTGAGCTTTGTTCTTGGGCTTCTTGTAGATGCCACCCTGCTTCGGGTACTTCACTCGCGGGTACTTACCAAGAGGCTTCCCGGTGCGAGGGTGCAAGAATAACTCGGTGCCGCCCTTAGGTTGGTACCAAGTTCCGAAAGTGTCGGTAAGTGTCTGAAGGAGTTCAGAACGGCGACCAGCGAGTTCAACGTATAGTTCCTCGATGGCCTTGGTGTTGAACGGGAACCCGTTGCGCTCCTGCTTAGCGAGTAACCAAGCGGCCCGGTGTTCCAGCCAGACTGCCTCACAGGACTCTGACCAGAAGGTTGTCTCACCCACATCAGTGAAGTCTATACCAGCTGGGAAGTAGTGCTTGTCGCTCAGTAGCTTCTCAAGGAGAGCCTTGGTTACCACAACGTCCTGAACGTTATAGTCCATCATCGGCTCGTTAAAGCTAACCCACTCGGCACCATCCACATAGTCCTCTCCCTGTTCCTCAAGGAGTTTCTTGAAGTCATCCTTGTATTCACCCTTCATCTCACCGAGGCGATAACCCCACGCTTCCAGAGCGTGAGACCCGAAGCGCTTACCGGGTAACTTACCGGAACGCAGAAGAGCCATGTCGGTGTCCTTAATGTTCGCAAACAGCAAACGACTAAGCACCAACGTATCGACTACGTTCTCACGCGGCAGGTGGAACTCTCGGTTTAACAGGAGCTTCGCCAGTTTGGTCAGCGCTGGGGCATCGTACTTGTGACCGTTGTGGAATACGATGAGACCACCACGAGCCACCTCAGCTTCTAACGCATCGAGATACGCTGAGAAGTCCCAAGGTCGATACGATACGTACTCGTCAGTACTGTAGTCATAGATGACCCCGCAGTGGAACTGAGTGACTTTCTCTAAGAGGTTGTTAGCCTCGATATCGGTTACTAACATAGTGGTCTCCTACTGGATTACGGGTTGTAATGCTTGAATATTTCCTGCTTGGTAACTGCTCGGGTTAATGCTGTAACCGGGATGTTTACGTAATCACCCCCAGCGATGAAACCCCTGTGGTTTGCACCAATGATTCGCTGACCCGTCAGGCGTGACCCGGTGCGGTAGTGGACAACATAATAAGCACCACACGCATATAGGAAGTCTCCCGGCTTGTACGGACTCATTGTGTCCTTGTCGAACTCCTTACAGTCACGCTTTGGCTCGGGCTTCTGCCAGCCCTTCAGTGGGCTGTGGGTCCACCCTAAGTTAGTCAGGATGTGTACCGCAGCGTTGAGCTTTGCCTCATGAACCTTAACCGCTTCCAGCTCCTTGGTCAGCTTCTCGATGTCTGCACGGATTTCTGATTGTTTACGCATGGTTATGCCCTCTCAATATGTTGTGTATGATAATCATAAAGGCCACTACATATAGTAATGACCTTGAGTTTATCACTTAGCTTCTGACGCTTCGGCCAGTCGGGTTGCCGTTGAGCCTACCTCTTTACTCAGGATAGCCTCACGGACCTTGTCCTCACCAACAGCTACAGTAGCGGCTACGGCTACGGATGCCAGCAGTCGAGCTGCCTGTGTATCGTCGAGGGTCACACGTTGGGTGTGCGCACGGTTATCGCTCTTAGCCTTCCAGCGGTACACCAGAGTCACCTTATCGTTGCGGACGTTGATGTGAACCTTACGGCCCCACTGGTCAGCGGTGTCGGACAGCTGGATGGTATTGCCGGGGAATTTCGCTTTGATGGTAGTCATTAGAAGAACTCCTTAAGTTTCAGAGCTTTAGCGGCAACCTTAGCTGCCTCTGCGGTTGCATCCAGAGATGCCTGACGTGCCTTGTCGGCTGCCTTAGCCAGCTTAGCGGCTGCTTTCGCTTCCACCTTGGACGCTTTGTCCAGTGCCTTGGCTTCACGGATGTACAGCGCGATGACCAGACGGCCTAAAGTTTCTATAAGTTTAAACATGATGGTTCTCCTTTCAGTAAGCATCTTTGTGGTGAATGATTTTACTCTCGTCTACTTTGAGTAGAACATCTAGTAAATCAGTAGTCGTCTTCTTCGTGGCCTTCCCAGCCAGTATCTCCCTCTCCTTCTCCGCCAGTGTAGCTAGACGGTTCAAGGAGTCCGGTCCTTTCGTTGTACTCCATGTATCCCGCAATCCCAACGCCAATACCATTAAAGCGACACTTGAGAATACGAAGGAGGACAAGATTAGGCATGTCCCCTTGCTGATTACGCTCAAGGGCAATGATAGTATCAGAGAGTTGGCGCAGAGACCCAGACCCACGCAGGTCAGTAATGGAAACAGCACGTCCTTCTTCATGAGCTTTACCTTTCTCCGGGTTCTTCAGGTGGCAAATAACAATAAGTACCACTCCGGTTGACTTAGCGAACCCTTTCAGCTTGGTCATGAGTCGGTCAATCATCTTGCGCTCGTCGGATTCCTCCGAGGCTGACACTACGATTGAGATGTGGTCCAGAATGATTACGTCACAGTTCAACCCTGTGCGCATGTAGTGCAGCTTGGCCAGCAGACGGTCCACCTCAGCTTCCGCAAAGGAGTCGTAGAGATGGAACTGGTCGGAGCCATATAGCTCATCGAACCACTCATCGTACGTACCGTCCTCAATGAGTTTCTGCTTGAACTCCCGAGGTTGTTGCCGTAAGCGGATGCCGTTAGCAATCCCTAGGACATCCTCCATGGTCTCCTCTACGGACTCCTCAAGCATCGCCATGCCTACCTTCAGCCCCTGCCCTCTGGCGAACCCTAAGGCCTGCTGGCGAACGAATGTAGACTTACCCATTCCTGACCCAGAAGTGACCATGATGACTTCGCCACCACGTGCACCCAAGGTTCGGTCATTAAGTCCCGGACACCCAGAGAAAAGGTACCCTACGCTCTGTTCACTAGTCATAGCCTCACGTACACGGTCCTTCATGGACATCGCACCGATGACACCATCAGGTACCCAAGGTGCAGCGTTCCATATCTGGTCGAGAACCTCCTTGCCTTTACCTTTAAGTAAACACTCGTTGGCATCCTTCTCGGTTAACACGGCCACGTGGACCTTACCGGGAGGGAGAACCTGAGCGGCTTCCTCAACAGCTGCCCGACCGGGGTCATCCATGTCGAACATCAGGATTATCTGGTCGAAGCTATCGAAATACTCATAGTTTGCACTGCAAGTTTTCTTTGCGGCTGACGCACCGTGACCCAATGACACCACAGGCCACTTGCAATCCTGAAGCTGCATCACGGTTAGCATGTCGATTTCACCCTCGGTGATGACAATCTTCTTGCCACCGTTCCAGAGGTGCTTACCGAACAGTGCATCCCCTTTGTGGGACCCTCTGGTAGAGAAGTTCTTCTCCTTGTCCCGCAGCTTCTGAGAGACGATGGAGCCATTCTGGTCACGATAGTCGGCCACCTGATAGGCAGTCCCTCTGACCTTGGCGACCCAATAGCCAGCCTTCTGGCATGTCGCCTTTGAGATACCACGAGCAGTCAGGTCAGTGTACCGACCGTCGCTCTCGCCGAATACCAGTAAGCCTGAACCTTGTGTATTCATCCCGTAATTCCCTCCTTTGGGTCTTCTGTTGGCAATCTCCGAGCGCTTTTGGTCATCGCCCGGTACCCATTTCTCACACACGTAGCAGTATTGGTGTCCGTCTGAGAACAGGGAGTTCCCGTCTGACGAGCCACAATGCTCGCAAGGTATGTGATAAAGGAAAACGCTATCTGAATCTAGCGAATTGTCCATGCAGTTCTCTCCTCATTCTATAAATCCAAGCGACCACTTCCAATAAATCCTTGGAGGTTTTGGAATACTGCTTACCTTCCTTGAGGATTGAACCTCGCCACGACCCATGACTAGCCTTCCACGATAGACCCTTCAGCCCTGTCTTGTTACTCTTCGGAGTCTTCATGTTCCACGAGTTCTCTTTCGGAAGCGCCAAGCGCAAGTTGCTCAGGTCATCGTTGAGTGGATTGCCGTCAATGTGGTCTATGTAGTACCCTTCAGGTATAGGCCCATTAGCTGCTTCCCAAACCCGAATGTGTCCTCTTGGGCCTTTGTGATATTGCTTATAGGACTTTCTCATAAAGCTGTCCCGTCAACACACGACATGAAGAACGCTATGAGGAAGGTGACCGACCACAGTCCGAGCACGCCATACGCCAACAATGGGATTATGTCGAAGCCTTTTAAGTTGTTCATATTAAACCTACCTCGTGTAATACACCGATTGCAATCGTACCCACCAGTACAGCGATGGTAATAACCGCGACTGTCAGGACAAACATGAAGAATACGTCAAATACCTTGTTCATAAAGTAATCTCCGTTGGTGTGGTCAGTCCGGGAATCGAACCCGAATGAAACGCAGCGCTACGTCAGTGGCACCTGAAGCCTGACCATAATTTGTACAGGATGTGCGACAACAGGGAAACGTAATTGTCTCCCTGTAGTGTGCCCTAATTGTCTACTCTTGTCCGTCGTTGAACCATTCCTTGTTGATACAGTAAAGCGTGCCAACTATCAAGATTGGTAATCCGAATATGATGAGAGCCTGAGTAATCATGTCAACCCCTGTCAGAAGTGACCAGTTCGTTTTTCTCCCACCAGCGCTTAAGGTCGAAGCTCGGGCAGGCTTTAGGTGCTACGTCGTGGTGTGCCATCAGAACGGCCCCAGCGTATTGCACCTTCAGTTCTACCAGCAGTGAACGCAGCGACTGCATCTGGGCTGGCGTGAAGTTTGCCTCAGGGTTACCCTTGGCGTCGATACCACCCACCAGACACACACCTACAGAAGTCGAGTTGTATCCCTTGACGTGTGAACCCACAGCATCTTGGTCACGGCCCGCCTCAACGGTACCGTCACGACGGATGATGAAGTGGTACCCAACGTCCAACCAGCCCTGCTCTTTATGCCACTGGCGAATCTCACGGACACCTACGTCCATGGTTGCCTTGGTGGCCGAGCAGTGAACGAAAATCTGAGAGGTCTCCTGTCGCTTAGTGAATTGAACCTTGGCCATACTTACTTTGCTCCTTTCTTCTGCTTGAACTTGCCGAACGGTACATCACGCTTCGGCTCCTTCAGCCAGTCTACGGGAATCAATTTGTCGGCAAACAAGATGTTATGCTTCTCGCACCACTCAGCGTAACTGGTGGGCGACCCTTTGTAAATCTTGGTCCGTGACGACGAGAATACCAGACGAATGTCTAGCTCTGGATGTTGCTCACGAATCAGTAGGTGCTTCTTGCGGTCCTCGGCTTCCCAGAGACCCTTAGTCTCCACGAAGATACCGTTGGGTAACAAGAAGTCTGGAGTGTAAAGGTGGTCACTCGCAGGAATAACGTAAGGGATGCGCCACAATTCGTAGTCGAACGTGACGCCCTTTGATTCTAACTGCTTGGACACCTTGTCCTCAAGGCCAGACCGGAAGGCACCCACCTTCCGAATCCCTTTGGCCCCATAGCCCGCCATTAGAAGTCATCGTCTTCTTCGGCTTCGCCCTCGTCCGCTTCCTCACCAGACCAGTCTTCCGGGTCTTCCTGAGGTTTACGGCTGCGAGGTTCGTCAGCTTCGTAACCGCCTTCTACGGCTTCGTCAGCCCAGTCGTCTTCGCCACCACCAAAGGTAGCCAGTTCGACCAGCATCACGCCTTCCAGCTGCAACTTAACGGAGGCGCCCGCTACCGCAGACCAGCCGTACGGTACCAGTGAGAAGCGAATCTTCACTTTGGAGCCGCCGCCGATAATCGGAACGTCTTGGATGCGTTTACCCTTGGCATCAACTACACCCAGAACAATCTTCTTGGTCTCGCCAGTCTTCTTGTCCTCGTACGAACCGTAGCACTTGAAGTTGAACGTGGTGGTACCGTCACCGTTGTCGAAGAACGGCATGTCGCCTTCATACGGCTTCAGAGGTTTCTTACCCTTCTGAACCTTCGGCGGGTTCGCTTCGTGAGCTTCCAGACGGGCAGCGTAGTTTTCCTCATGGGTCTTAACGATGAGGTCTACCAGCTCCTGACAGTCTTCGTTCTTGAACGTTACGGAACCTTTGTAGGTACCGCGTGGGTTCTCAAAACCCTCACCGCCATAGTCCGGCTTGTTGAAGTAAGCATAAGGCTCACAGGTACCAATCTTGGTGGTATAAATCTTCTTCTTAGCGAATGCCATGATGAATCTCCTTTAAGTTTAAACAGTAAGAGGGACAGCCTGTGTCCCTATAGTGCTACCTAATGACTATCTGGGCGTACCCGAGTCACTTGGCCTAACTCTTCGTACTCCGCCTCGGCAACTTCGAGGGCCTCCTCAAGAGACCCAGCGTGTACCGGGAGTTCGTACGATGCGTTAGCTGTCTCGACCGTTACGACGAACTTTTGCATCTTCTCGCTCCTTCCACATGTTATACAGGGTGATGTACGCAGGGTCGAGCGTCTTCTCATACATCGCTCGGCACCAGTCACTCGGGTTCATCGCTAAGAATCTCCTCAATGAACTCAAGCTCCTCCTTGGTGAAGTCCTCAGTCTGGTAGGTTATGAGGAGGTCCTTCGCCCAAATCTTCAGGATTTCAATACGACTCGGTGTTAACTCAATCATGACACAACCCCTTGTGTTTCTCGTATAGTTCCAGATAGAAAGCGGCCTTAGCCATGTCTTTCTCTAATGTAGCCAGCTCGGACTTCTTACCAGCACGGAGGCGGTACTTGAGGATGTTCCCGAGGCAATACCCCTTGAACATCTCTTGGGTCATGCTGCGAGCAATCACCTCGATGGCCTCGACACCTCCGAACAGCTGATAGTGACTCGGGCGTTTAACACCATCATCACCAGCTTCTACACTTGGAGCCTTGCTACCCTTCACTGCGCGCACCTCTCCAAGAGTTGTGCCTTTTACGTTGAGTGGACACTCGCTGCAACGTACGTTAGCACATATCACACCATCGGCGCACTTCGTGGAATCTGGGCGGTCAGAGTTGTGGGCAACCAGCAGGTTCACCACTTGAATTTCACGTTCAGTCATTGACCACCTCCTTAATGCGCTCCCAGAGCAGACGAAGGCGTGGCCACTTGGTTACCACAACGGGTACGAAAGGACGGCTCTTAGTCTGAGCCAATTCGTAGAGACCGCGAGTAACCAAGATGTGCACGCGAGGTGCCAGCTCGAAGGTGTCGCCGATGCGTGGAATCTTACCGTGGCGCTCCGAGGCCGCTACAGTGCTGCGATCCTCCCGGCGAACCGAGAAGATACCGTTGGATTTGTTGAAGTGTAAGCGCATGGTTATGCTCCTTTAGGTGGCTCGTCGTTCATTGACCACACGATAGCCGCGAGGATGAACACGATGATTAGAATCAGATTGATGGACATGTTGTTGTCTCCTATAGTGCTACCTAATTACATCTTAACGGTAGGGTCATCCTCGGTACCACGCCATTTGTCGAACGATGGGTGACGCAGAGAACCGTCTGGAGTTTCCTCCATGTACTTGATTTGACACGCCCAGCCCTCGTAAGGGTTCACACACCCTGCAACTACCCAGGATTTGGTGAACTCGTCCATAAGTGCCTGAGGGATGTTCGTGGCGTTAACCACCCGGCCAGACTCGAGGAGGACCTCAAAGCCTATAATCTTACCAGCGTTGGCAAGACCTTCGGTTCCCCACACTAAGCCAACAACGACACCGTCAGCCTCGTTCTCTGGCTTCAGCTTCCACCAGCCGGACTTCTTACCGCGCTTGTAGATGCCCTGAGGGTCTTTAACCACCAGACCTTCATGGCCTTCTTCACGTTTCTGTCGGTACAGCGCATCGAGTTCGTCCATGTCGTAAACTTCATGGGACTCTGAGAGGCACCACTCGACTTCCGGGAAGTGGTCTTGCAGGATTGGTAATGCGACCTTGACGTGCTCAAGGCGGAGGAGGGTCATCACGTTGTAGTCATCACCGGACTCGATAATGTCAAGCGGAATGATATCGTAGAGGACAACGCGAAGTCGCTCTGAGTCTAAGCGGAAGGGTGCTTTGTTCTTCATTCCCTTCTCCCACGGGTGGGACTTGTCGCTATACTGGAAGTTTGTACCCTTAAGCCACTTGGTACGCAGCAGGCCAGACCCGGTGTTGAAGTCAACGCCTTTGACCATGAGTTCGCCATCAAGCATAAAGCCATCAGGGAAAATCCAGCGGTCATCTTTGAGTAACTGCTGCCAGCGCTGGTCGAAACCGTTGAGATACTCAAGGGCCGGAATGGTCTTGGAGACCCGGCTTAGCCACGCTGCGTTGGCCGTGTTGTCTACGCAAATGTTCCCGCGAACCCCATCGTGCTTAGTGTCTGCGATGAGGTAACCGGAGGTCTCCAGCGCCTTCTCGATAGCAGCTCGAACGAACGATACGGCCTTAAATGGATTAGTCTTAATGTTCATCATGATGATGTCTCCGAAGTGTAGTGTTCATTTAGTGTGCAATAAGCAATCATAAAGGCCACCGGAATCCGATGACCTTGAGTCTGCCTATAGTGCTACCTAATCATTTCCAACTTGAGTAGTCAGCTGTGAGTTTTGCCAGCCAGTCTGACGCTGAGTCAATCGACCAGCGGCTGAAGGACTTCTCCACGAGGACCTCGTCGTAATCCGGTCGAGGTTCGTACACAGAGAACAGCACTGTGCGATTGAAGTGGTGGTACGTCATGATTACACGGAGTCCCGTCTCGTCCATAAGTCTGCGCTCTGTGGCACCTAGACGTGACCACTGTGATGTGCTCCCGTCGAACAGCCATTTAGTTTGCTCAGCCATTTGTTATGCTCCTACGAAGTATTTCTCTTGGTTTACAACGCTGTCGCCCTTCGCATTACGGAAGGAACCCTTCACACCGCCACCGCGCTGCGTCTTATTCAGCTTGCGACCCTTAGGGATGTAACCCTCGGTCTGCTGACGTTCGCGGGTACGCTCAAAGTTGATTGTGTTCTGATACATGGTGTTGCTCCTGAGTGGTTGTTAGGGACATTCATGAAGGCCACCAAACGTGATGACCTTGAGTATGTTCCTATAGTGCTACCTAATCACACCTTTCCGTGGCGGAACTCGATTCGACCTACTACTTCGCTCTTGTAGTAGACGAACTGCTTACGCTCGCCGTTGGTGCACAGCTGGTCTATCAGATAGCGGTCTTCCAGCTCGGTCCAGCGGAGGGACTTAACGTGCAGACCACATGGGCCAAGTCCTAACTTAAAGAGCGTCTTTACTGGCTGTCCGTCAGGTAATAATGCGGTGAACTTAATGTGAATCAGGTCGGAGACCATCAGCAGTTCGTTTTGTGCCTCATCTAGCGACTTGCGTAGAAACTTCATGCGGTCACGCTGGGTTGCGATACACCCACTCAGAGTCATCACCCTGTCTTTCTCAGTATACAGCAGGTCCTCAATGTGCCGTAACCTTCGGGAGCATGATGCTCTGTCATCTTCTGCCCGACGTACCTTGGCGACAGCCGACTCTATGGCCTGTTTGTGCGTTTCCACCTTTGAGCTAAGAGTGCTCTGTAGGTCGGTTGCGTGTAGAACAGACCGGATGAACAGGATGATTAAAACGATTAACAAGATGGTTACGACGATTGAGTAAGTCATGGTGTGCCTCTTTAAGTTTACTTTAAGTTGTCTTTAAGTATATGGACCCAGAGAGATCGGGTCCCTATAGTGCTACCTAATTACCGGAGACCTTAGGCGAACGCGAAGTCAGACTCTAAGATATCGCGCAGATTCAGGTCGCCTTTGGCCGGGACCGCAGGCATTTTGTCCAGTTGAGACTCGTGCAGCTGGTCAGCGAACTGGTCATAGAAGTCAGCGATTACATCGTTGTCCTCATAGGTCTTGACCATCGTCTCACGGACTGCCTTAAAGAGATTCCCAGCGTCCGCCGGAATGGTCCCAAAAGAGTCATGAATGAGCGCGAAGGAGTCAATCCCGTAGACCTCGTTAGCGTGCACTACGGTCATACGCAGGTGACTGCCATCCTGTGAGTGCACAAAGTTAGGGGCGATTCCTGACTCCTGCTTATGTGCGTCAATCTCTTTGGCTTCCCCTTTGTTGTACGTCATGAACACGTTGGCCTGACCTAAGAACGTTAGCTTCAGGCGCGCTTGGTCGCGCTTGTGGTATTCCTGCCACACCGGGAAGCCGTCTGGTGTTACCCAGTGGATTGCACAGCGCTTGCGAAGCACCTCCTTGGTCTTCTTGTCCTTGACTTCAGCGGCCAGTAGCTTAGCGGCAGACTTCAGCCAGTTCATCGCTTCGACAGCGGCCACCACGGTCACGGTCACAGCGTCCCAAATCAGCTTAGCCATGTAGCCAGCCGCTTGGTTCGGGTGGGTGAACATCAGGCCCTCGCCGTTGTCAATAGCTGGCTGAATGGTATCCTCAAGAACTTGCTGGCGGAATCCAAACTCTTTGGAACCGTATGCCAGCGTCATGACGGAACGCTTAGTCACCTTGCGGGTCACTCCATACTGCAACCATTGAGCAGCCAACACAGACTCGCCCAACGTCACCTTCTCGCGGAACTCACCCGTCTCCTTGTCGGCAATCTGCTCGACCACCGTCTGAGACCCATTGATGGCGTGCTGGTGGAGCACCTCGTTTACCTTGTCGGCCACAATCTTGTAGATATCCTGCACGGTATCAGAAGGCAGCAGGTTAACCGCACGGCCACCGATGGAATCGCGTAGCATAGCGCTGAAGTGCTGAATACCAGAGCAAGACCCGTCGAACGCCAGCGGTAGCGAACAGTTATAATTCAGGCCGTGGTGCTTAACGCCTGCATACTCGAAGCAGAACGCTAAGAAACAGAACGGAGAATCTTGCTGTGCCCACCAAGTGTTATTCAGCGGGTCGGCTGCGCTCGCTAGAATGTTGCCCTCGTTCTCTTCGATGAACTTGATGCGCTCAGGGAAGGGAACCTTATCAACACCTGCACAGTTTGCGCCGTGAATCTTCAGCCAGTAGAACCCATCGAGACCGATTGGCTTACCCTTGGCCAGCGTCAGCATACCCTTGGTCATGTCGTTACCCTGTGGGTTGAACATGCTCACAGCGTACACACGACCGCGCCAGTCCATGTTGTACGGGAACCAGATGGCCTTGTGGTTAGCAAACTTGTTGGCCTGCGCGACCATGAACTCCATCGACAAGCGGCGAGACTGGCGGGCCTTGTCCTTACGGTAGACCGCTGCGGCCTCCTTGCGCCATGCCTTACGTGCCACCTCGTTGGTGTCGATATCGTCCGGGCGCGGCGGTAACTCTTCGCGTTCAATCGCTGGGACGTCAGCAACCGGGCAGTGCTTCCAGTTGACAATCTCGTTGACTACCGCCAGCACCTTCTTGTTCACCTTCCACGGTGTGTTTTGAGCGAGGTTGACCGCCTTGTATACCTCGGGCATGTGCACGTCTGCGTAGCGGCGCAGTGCCTTCTTGGAGTGGGTACGAACCAGCGCCAGTGGACGGCGACCAACTGACCAGTAGCCACCACCTACGGTTTCAACCCAAGGTTTCGGAGGGACTACGCACGGTTGATGCATCGGGCTGATACCTGCGAGTGCGCCTGCTCGTTTGCTCAGGAGTTCCACGAAGGCCGGAGCCAGCTGAACCATCTGCATACTGGTCACATCGTCGGAGCCATCGGCCATCTTGTTCTTGGTCATTTCCACCAGACCAGTGCCTTCGATGAGCAGCTCCAGCAGCTTAGTACCCACGTGCACCTGCTCGTCGGTCTTCCAGCTGGACCAGTTGTCACCGCCCAGCATCCCTTTGGATATCATATCGGCCTCGACGACCTGCATGAAAGCCTTCTTGTACACGTGGCCTACGCGCTTGTCCAGCTGGTCCGCTACGTTCTTCTTGAAGTAGGTAGCCTCCTGCTCACGGATACGACCGAAGCGGGCCTCATCCTCAAGGGCCTTGCCTAACTGTGAGGACACCTGCTGGATGGTGGCCTTTGAGGCGTCTGTGAGCGTCCCTAAGACGACCTTGATGGTGAGCAGTGCGATTGCCTCACTGGACACTCCGCGCTTCTCGTTGAGCACCTCAGCGCCCATGCTAATGGCTAACTCTGAGGCGACGCCGTGCTTAATCGGGTAGTATGCGCGAGGCTTCTTACCGCGAGCGTTTGCTTGCTCCTCCTTCCAGTCGTCAATGCGCTTGGTCAGCTGCGGATGCAGCGTTAAGACTAGCGGCTTAGCGGCCACGTTGTCAGCGAACTCACCAGCTTTCACCTGACGTTCTAACATCTTCAGGAAACGCTGCTCGCCCAGCTCGTACGCCTCGTGCTCAAGTGCCAGCTGCTCGCGTGCCAGCTTGTCCCCATAGTGCTCGCTGAGGATGTTGTACGGAATAGCGGCTAGTTCAATCTCTGAGAAGTCATTACGTGCAATGTTTAATGCGTTCATTGTGTGCCTCATTGGTGCCAGCGAACTGGCGTTGATAAAGTTTATCTATTGGTGCCTCACCGTTCGGAGACACCTAAGATACACCTCGTTAACCCATAAGTCTACCCTGAAGGTAGTTGTCCACCAGAAGTCCCCGACCCTGCTGTATGGCGAGACCATCGCAGGCCATCCATGCGTACACTCGCTGCTCGATTTTCGCAATGTCGTACTTTAGGGCCTCGACGTTAATCCGCTCGCGCTCCTTGCGCCACCTAGCGTGTGCCTTACGGCGTGCTCGACGTTCCTTATTGGCCTTACGGCGTGCGATGCGTAGCTCTCCGTTCGGGTCACGTTTAGCCTTGTTACGCTTACAGCGTTCAATCATCTTGTCGTGCGCTATCTGTTCAATCTCTGCAAGTAGCTCCTCAGGTTCCAGCGAGAAAGGCTCACGGTCCCGGTCCGCTGAGAACGACACCGGGTCGGTAATCACTGGCTTGCCTTCTTTGGTGAACATGATGTTACCACTGTGCATGTCAAAGGACGCAATCCCGTAGAAGAACTTGCGAATCATTTGACACGTCTCAATAAATGCTAGGTCCTTCTCGTGGTGCTCCTCAGGCTCTTCGTCGGTCTCCACAAAGTAGTTAGCAAGGTCTGCGTAATGCTCATGCGTCTCGTTCTCCCGGCGCTGGCACGGTTCCAGCTCATCCAGCACCACCGTATAGCATCCAGCGTGACGCGCTACGTGATAGACGTTAGGTATCCCTACACGGCCTTGGTGCATCCGGCAGAAAGCCACGTAGGCGGCCCCTGAGTCCTCTTTCTTAAAGCCAACCTTAATGACCTTGCCCGGCAGCAGCTCATGCTTAAACGCCGCACTGAAGTGACCATTACCCAGCAGGTTAAACCCAGCGTCTTTAGCTTTAATCCTCAGGGTTTGCCAGTAGTCCTGACGTTCCAGACCCCAGTCGCTATCCGTATCGTCGCCGTCGGACGTCTCGCAGTTCACGATTTCCGCGATGAGAGCTACCAGCAACGGCTGGCGCTTGTCGAGTTCACAGATTGGCAGATTACGGATGACGTCTAAGCGTGCTTGCATGTCGGTGTAGTTCATTGGGTTGTTTCCTTATGGTGCTTGTGTTAGTGGTTTAGTTAGTTGCTACTCGTTTCCAGCCTATAGGTGACCGTATGTAGCCCCGATGAGGGTGATACAACTCCGTGTATACTTGTTGCATTACCCATTTACGCTGCCTAGCTGGCAATCTCCCAGCCCTTGCCGCAAGTATTCTCTTTGTTCGCTTCTCCCCGGCACCGTATGGCATCACCATCCGTGCAATCTTAAATGCTTTCTTCAGGTTAGTGCGTTGCGACATAGAATACCCCCACTTTGTTAGCCTTAAAGCGGCCATTAGGTAGCCGTACAGTAAAGCGAGGCAAGAAGCCCCACTTCAGGTAACTGAATGATGCTTTGTGTACCTTGAGACCCTTACGAAAGTCATTCAGGAAGTACATAATAATCAAAGCGTATACGTTAAGAACGAAGTTCAACAGGTCCATACATTACCTTTCGTGTCCGGTAGGTTTGTGCCAGCTGGGCCATGTAGTAGCCGTGCCATGCGTTCATGTCTTCAGGTGACTGATTGACACACATTAAGGCCACCTTCATGGCCTTACGAGTGCTCTTGAGATTCTGCTGCGTTATTCCGTAGTGCTTAGCGGTCATTACACCACCTCCCAGTATTGCCCGTTGATGACCGAGTAGCATTCGCCCTTAGGCTCATCCACTTGTTGCAGCGTACCACCTAGTGCATCCTCTTTGAGCATCGGGAAAGCCTGCGGATAATCACCCACGCTCGTGATGGACCACAGAGAGGCTGTATGAGTCTGAGAGTGTACCACGAGTACAGCGTCTTGATTGTATACACGACACGCTAACCAAGTTAACTCTGCTGCTTGCTTCTCGGTACATTCCACCTTAAGTGTACGCTCTTGCGTAGCCTCAGGCATACCAGCTTCCTTAAAGCACCCTTGCACGTGCTCATCACGAATGTTGCCATATGCACCCGGATAGGTACGAATGGTCTTAATGAGTCCCTTGAGCATCTTCTCGTTTACTTCGAGCGACTCATGGCCACGGTAAGCGGTAACGAACACGAATACCTTGTTAGCTGGCTCTTTGGTGTAAATCATGATGTATATCCTTCAGTTAGTGGTTATCATTGTGGCCACTCTCATTAGGCGTAATGCCTAACCATCAGGGTGACAGGACGTACCTTGCCAGAGACCCGAATGTGACCACTAGTTAAACACTATTGTCATGGTGTACATATCAGCGACTAATCCATATTGTTAAAGAGCGATGTTGCTAGTTACTGCTTGCTTACTACGTTACTACTTGTTCATCGTTGAGTCAACCACTTTCGTATGTCCGGTTGATGACTACTTGAGACCCTCAGCATCCAGCTAGTAACTCGAAGTATGCTAGTGGTTGGTAGCGTTGTGTCTCTCAACGGTTGCTAATGTCTCATAACGGATTCTGAATGTCAACACCTTAAGTTGAACTTTATGTAGACCTATAGTGATGGTTATCTTTATGGTGATGATCTCTTAGTAATACTTAAAGTGTCTCCCTATAGTGATACCTAATTGTTTAGTGTATTGACACTGACCACTGAATAGCCTTATAGTAATGACTCACCGATACCCTTTGTCCCGCTCTCAGTGTCTCAGGGACTGCTAAACGAGATACTTAATGACGCTCTTAATGTGACCTACTAACAGTCACTGCTAAACGTTAGTCACACGGTGAACCTTGTGAGCAGTCGGCTCACCTTAGGTATAGTGTCGATGGATGTCCTCAGGTCGTTACCTCAGGTTGTTACCTCAGGTGGGTACTTAAAGAGGGCCAACAGATAGGGACACAGAGACATCAACATATAGTATCCCAAGGTCCCACTCACGACAACATATAGTATCACCCAAGGTTTCCCCATCAGTCCCACCTAAGGTTAAACCGAAGGTTTAGGGTGGCCTATGGTTACTTTGGGTGAACTGAGAGGGTACCGGGGGATAACCAAAAGTTTAAACTGTGAGA